AGCAGCCGTAGCGGGCTTAGCAGCCGTAGCGGGCTTAGCAGCCGTAGCGGGCTTAGCAGCCGTAGCGGGCTTAGCAGCCGTAGCGGGCTTAGCAGCCGTAGCGGGCTTAGCAGCCATTTCTACCTCTTAGCAAATTTTGCCTTTGGTTTTGCCTTTGTGTGCTACGCCATCAATAGCGCCGCCTTTAGCGTAGCCTTTACAGGAACCGCCGGATTTCATGCCGGGTTTCATACCGCCCATTCTGCTTAGACCCGGTACATTTTTCAGGTTTGCAGAACGAGCCGCGCCAACGCTCATGTCGCCCATACCGGGGGCCATTGGGCGTTTCTTTGCTACTTTAACAGTGGTCTTGGAAGTGCGGGGAGCCATATCTTTCTTCATCTTGTTACCTCTAGCGTGTTCTTGAATTTCGGAAATACCACGAGATGCGCGGGTCATTATTTGTCCACCTTGCCGTCTAGTTTGTCCATTATCCGGTTGAACATGCCTTTGATTTCGGCAATCTCAACACGGTAGTCGTCTTTCCTTACGTAGCTTTCATGGATCGTCTGATTGGTTTCTTTGATGTCTCTTTGAAGCTCTTTAATGGCATCCCAGACCATCTTGAACAACCAACCAAACAATGCCCCGACAAGGGCGATTACAGCGTCAACTATTATTTGCGGCTCGGTCATATCCGTTATGCGTAAAAAATAGTGACGTTATCTATGCTAGATAAGACCGCATAAACACCGTACTGGAACAAGACACCCTCACCCGGTAAAGGCAAGTAGTTGTCAACAACGCCAGTAGTGTTCAAAGTAATCTTAGTAAGCGATGTACCTGTGGCTGCGGAGTCGTAAAATATAACCGAGCCTGTGCCTGCCGCACCGGGGTTCAGCCAAATTCCTTTAACTCTGCACCGATAAGGCACTATGTTGGCCGTAGCCGCTGTGCTAGCTGATAAAACATCAGTTTGCATGATTACCTCCTACTTATGCAGAGGGAGGAACCTGTGCGCCATCAGACAGATGCTGTACGTATACAACGGTGATGAAACCTGCACCTGCAACCGCAGTCGTGCCAGCCATAGTTACCGTGACCGTTACATCAGTCGTACCGATATTGGACATAGCGGTGATCTGAGCAGCAGTCGGGGTATTGGTCTGACGACCCGCAGCAGGAGTGGTAATTGCCGTTACATACTTAGCAGCAGTGGTGGCATCGCCCACAGCCAGCGTAGCGCCAGTGGTGAACGTCGTGGTAACGTCGATATAGAAATTGAGGATTTGCGCGCCCGCCGGAAGAATGAACGGGGTGCTAGTAGTAAGACCAAGAGCAGCAGTCTGAGAAAGAACAATGCAGCCAGTGTTTACACCCGGAGCGTCTTTAACAGTACCGCAACGAACAGGGCCGGAGAATGTAGCGAATGCCATATTAGTATCCTTGCACTTGCGCCTATCGTTGTGTGCGAATCTGCCGGGGCAGTCGAGTAGGCAGTTTAGAAATCCCCGGATTTGATATTCTTATACTAAAGTTCTAGAGGGGTGTCAAGGGTCTTTTGTCTCGCCTGTAACAGTCTTTCTCTTTCTTCTGGATCGGCCCACGACTGTTTCATTTGTGCGCTGCGAGTCGCGCTACGCTGGTCTTGCCCACAACTCGGGCATCCCCGTCCTTTACGAAATTGTGCCGCATACTGAGAAAATTCGCCGTGTATAGAACAGAGGCAGTGTTCTATTCTCACCAAAGCGCCCGCGTACACCGCATTACTAAAGTCGTATCGTTCCTGAATCTCTGTTGGAAATTTGGCTAATACCGCGCTGAAATCCATAGGCTTCTGTTCTCTAGCATTGCGCCGCATGTTTTCTTGTGCCCGAGCTAATCCTTCTGGAGTAAAGGTTCGCGGGCCTTTCTTCTTGCCTCGCTGCGTATCTCCAATCTTTTTGCGAGTCTCTTCGTCTAAGGTCTTACCGTATCGGTAGTGTGCTTCCCCTCGCGGAGGCGTTCGATTAGTGGCAATTTTGGCTAGTGTCTCGGGTGTATGCTTCCTGCCCTGTCGTGGGTGTTCGTTCTCTGCGTAATAGCCTTTAAGGGATTGCGTTATTTTCTCTCGGACTTCTCTTTGTGTTGAGCAAGGGATTTGGGTAGATAGCGCAGTATTATAACAGTCTGGATTTCCCGCGTATTGCGCTAGATACATGTCTTCTATGCCTAGCAATTTGCTCTCGTCTTCAACTTCTTCAATGATCTCAAAATCAAATGCGTCTTCTCCGTATTCATTCCACGCGATTTGCAGGGCTACGCAGTGGTGCTGGTTTTTCTTCAATGCGTCCCAATGCTCCCAGCGGCGGCGTTTGGGTTTGATTGTGCTGCCAACATAAAAATCATCAGTTGCGACACAGGTAATTTTGTAAATAACGGCCATTGGTATAACTCCAGTGAAAATTACAACTGAAGAATACCACGATCGGGCTTTATATGTCAACAGCAAAAGAAAAGGGGCCAAATGGCCCCTTTATCTCGGCTGGGTTCTCCCAACCCTTTGATTTTTCTGGGTTTATTAACTTGATCCGGTAGAACCAAATACGCCCAGATAATCGCTCCAGCCAAACGAGTACCGCTCCCTTGCCTTGTAGCGAGCATTTCCAGTATCGAAGTCGGCATCCATGGAGGTCTTCAGCGGAGCGCGAACAAAGTGCTTCAGACCGTTAGGAACGTCGGTAGTCAGGAACCAAGCATTCGGATCGGTCAGGAAGTGGTTGATCGTGAAGCCACCCGGAATTGCACCGTTGTTCTTCAGAGCGTTGACATCGTTATCGGTGGTGCCGACACGCAGTTCAGTTTCCAGCAAGCGAGTAGCTACGAACTGCAAAGCAGGAGGTAGGATCAGCTTCTTTGGCTTGGCTGCGATGAGCAGGCCGCGTTCGTCAGTCCAGAGGGAAATCTGGATGACTGCATTCTCAAGCGAGGTTTCGTTGAGGTCAGCAGCGGTAGAAGGGATGTTGGAGATAGTTGCACCGTAGGTCAGCGGGTGTGCGTTGCTGAACAACTCTTTTCCGTCGCCGCCTTTGTAGTTCGAGTTAAAACCGTTGTTCAGAATGGACGCACCTTTGATTTCCTTGGTGTACGCCATAGCACGAGCAAGCGCCTTGGTATAACGAGCAGACAGTGAGTCATACAGGTTATCTTCAATAGCTTCTTCGGTAAGGGAGAAGCCCAGAGCGATAGTCTCGTGGGTATAGCGGGTAGACCATGCTTCCTGAGCATTGTCATAAGCGATAGCGGAGCCTTCGTTCTTCACAGGAGCCGCGCCGAAACCGGACAGCTTCTGTTCTTCTTCAAAGGAACGCTCAGAACTTTCGGTCTCAAAGAGTTCCTTATATTCTTCGCCATAACGATCATACTCAAGGCCGAACAGGGCGTTCAGACCGGGAAGCAGTTCTTTAAGTAGTTGCGCGCGTGAAATAGCAGCCATTGATTATTACTCCTTAGATGCCAGTGGTCTGACGATAGAAATGGAACCCAGCATTCCACGTAACAAGAATTTGCTGGAACGTACCATCAGACAGGGCGGTTTCCCTTACCAGATCAACAATACGCAGAGGTAGAGTGTTGGTGGTGTTTGCTGACGCCAAGTTAGCAGAAACCGTACTGTTGCCAGTTACGGTGTTAACCAAAGTAGCGGGCTGGTAATAACCGATGTTCTGACCGACATTAGCCTGAGTAGCTCCACTAGAGGTGTACAGTACACCAGAAGCGTTGGTCACAGTGATCTTGAAGATGGCTTCCGGGTCTTCGCATATGAAGGCCGTAGCATCGGTGGCCGCCGTAGTAGCGGGCCAATACTGAGAATCCAAAGTGTACTTCAGACCTGTAGACTGAGAATACTGGCAGCCAAGGAAGATACCCAGTGGCGGAGTGCCGAAAGTGGCTTTAGCACCGGAAGAGGTGTCAACACGAATGATCGTGCCGTCCGTGGTATAAGTGACCAGATCACCATAACCGATGTTCTGAGCGTACCCAGAAGCAATCGGAACCTGCCGAATAGCAGCGTTGTATACACGACCACCGATAAGGTTTACAGGAAGGAAACCTTGAGGGGCCATATTTGCAGGATATGCCATATAGAACTCCTAAATTTTTAATACGGCCCCAGAGTTATCAGGAACCGCGACCAAAAGAGACTTTAGATGACTTCTCAGAGAAGAGAGGCATCCGTGGATCATTTTCGCGGAGGAAGTTGTTATCAACAGACTCCATCGCCGCTTGCGATAAATTGCCGTAATAGGTTTTGCGTCCATCCGAATTTTCTTTGGTGGTTTTGCAAAGGACGAGTCCACCAATTTCGATAAGTCCTGTACCTTGTAGGCCGAAGGCTAGAAAGTCGGAGGCCATTTCTGGATGGTCTTCCATTTGGCAAGGAACCCAGCCCTCGCGCTTTGCGCGGGCCATATTAGCCGGATCAGGCTGCCCCATGATAGAAACGCGCTTCCAATGGAAGATGTAGCCGTCTTGCGGTTCGGGCACCGGGAGGTCATGCGCGGGTTTCCAAGACACGGCTCGTGCTTCTTTTTCACGAGTTTCTACTGAACGGGTTGTTCTACCAGTGATGTTAGCCATTTATGGTGCCTCCTTTTAGTACGTGTTTGGCATATGCTTCGAGAGGTACGCCAAGACGTTTTGCTATTGCGACTTGCGATGCGGTCAATGTAACTTTTTTGGGTGCGGAGGTTCTACCAACCGGTGCTACAGGTGACGACTTCTTTTGTCGATTAAAACGCTCTGGGAATCGTGACCTTATGCCGCTATCAATCTGCTGATAGTATTCGTCAGAGGTCGGATCGACACCAGAGTTAACTAATTTTTGATGCAGTCCGTAAGCCAATGAGGTCATTTCCTCGTCCTTTCCGAACCAAGGGTTGCGTGCTGCCCACTCTTCTGCGCGGTAGTCACGAGGTACGGAAGGAGGCTCCGGTGCTGGAGTTGGGTTACTGTATACATCATTATTTTCTTGTTGTAAAGCCCCTTGGCCCTGTAAACTACTATTTACATAGTCAACCAGCTTAGACTTTTCAATCTCAATCCTGTTGAGTTCTCTTTGCGCCGTAAGGGTGCCTTCAGTATCACCTGCCTCATATGCGCGACGGTACTTATCCTCTGCAAGCTTCTCTGCGTATTCAATCTTGGCTTGCGCTTCCTTGGTGTACTCCTGTTGCCCCCAAGTCAAAGTCTTCTTGAGCCTTTCGTTTTCAGCAAGGATAGTCTGAGCAAGTTTGATAGCTTCTGCATTCTGACGCTCTAGGGCTTCTTTCTCCCGTCTGGCGTCGTGGTACTTATGGTTGATCTGATTGATGCGTTTCTGCACCTTTTCAGAATAGTTATCTAGCTCCTCTTCTTGCTCTGCATCTTCAGCAAGTTTCGGGCGCCCACGGTCTTCTTCTGGGGTATCGTCTACAATTTCAAATTCTACTTCTGTTCCTTCACTGTCGCCAACAGCGAAATCAAGTTCTTCATCTTCATACGTATCTGCCATAAATCACCTTTTAGTAAGCGCGGTTGATGCCGCGAGGATCGGATACTGTGCCTTCAATCATATCGTCGTTTACCATGATGAACTCCTTTCCATTCACAGAAAACCTAGAGCCACGATAGGCGCCAATCAGCACGAAGTCGCCTTCTTTACACCACGGGCCAGTAGGGAATTTTTCTTTATCCAGATAGGCCATCGGCCCAACCTTCAGAACGAACCCTACAACCGCACCGGCTTCTTCTTTTTTAAGAAACTCTTGAGGCTTGAGAATACCGCCTTCAGACCGTTCTTCGATTTCCGGTTTGACGACGAGGATTTTGTACCCCACAGGGTCTGGTAATTGCGCTGCCAATTTGTCACTTGTTGCCTTCGTTTTTGCTACGTCAATGTTCGCTGCCGACATTACATATCCTCTTCAAGTTTTTGCAGGTCTCGTACACGTTCCCTAGCCAGAGTTAGACCCGTAATCACTCCAGCCAAATACTTATAAGCGGGGAAGTCTTCTATTTCCCCGTATGCGATAACCTCGCTCCTCGCGTCGATCATCTCTTGCAATTCTTCACGCAACACATCTAGTGCGGTTTTCATACATTCTCTCCTTCAGTCATAGCGGCGATGAACTCAGGACTGCCAATAAAGTACAGCTTGCGCTCAAATTCATAAGCCATGTTCAAGTCGTGGTCTATGGCGTACCTCGTTATGAAGTTCAGAACTCGCGCTGATAGCGTGGCATTAGTCTCCACGGCTCTGTAAAACAACATTCCATTGATCTCATCGGAATAGCAGATCAAATTTGAAATGTCGGGTCGCATCCATAATGGGAATTTCTCATCCATCAAGAATGAGCATTTGAATCCTTGGCATGGATCATAGGGGCGCTTCTCATATACTCCGCACCCTGTGGGGCACACATACGGGCATCCTTGCCCGTTTTTCATCTCGTTCCCGAACACCGTGGTATTCAACCACCCCTCGCAGCATTGTGTGCAAGGGGCGCAGTCCCTAACCAGCGGTGACTCTACTACTTCTGTGTCCATAGTTTACTGTTGTGCGTAGGGGTCTTGAGGTTGCTCTTGAGCGTAGGGGTCTTGAGGTTGCTCTTGAGCGTAGGGGTCTTGAGGTTGTGCCAGATTAGCCATGCCTTGTTGCAACATAGGAGCTACAACAGTCTGAGAGATCACTTCTGCACCTTTCAACATGAGGTCGGTCTTGGCGTCCTCACCAGCTAGCAACAGCTTCGCCTCGTTGTTAATCATCGCAATCTCCTTGGCATTCTCCAGCTTCGCCATCTCGACCTCTTTCTTATCGGTCAATTCCCTTTCTTTCAGCTCAAGCTCCTTCTGTTGCATCTGGATAAGCGGGTCTTGTGCGGCTTGCTCATTCTGCTGCTGTTGCTGTTCTGCCTGATTCTTCTGCGTAAGTTTCTGTGCGGCTTCCGCTGACAGGGCAGCAATCTGCGCTTCCAACTCAGGCGGCAGCTTCTCATCAGGACTCGGCAGAGAAACACCCAACTCCATCTCAATCCCTTTGCGATACTGGAACCCAAGATGCTCCATGATGTGAGCGCTCATAGCCGCTTGAATAGCCCCAGCATTGGGGTCTTGCCCAATCACCGCTGCCATCTTCGGGTCTTGCATCATGGACTGATGTACCGACAAATGCGCGTCGTGATCCTGTTGTATAAAGGCTTTTGCGGGCTTGCCCTTTATGATCTCCATATTCTCAGTAACCGGATCGGTCGGGCGCATATCATCTTCAACCTTCACAATCTTATCTGCGTCCTTGATACCCATCACTTCAAGCATCTGGCGATGCAACAGAGGCAGGTCATAAATCTGAGGAGATTGTGACGCAAGCTGAATAGCGGCCTGATATTGAATGATCCTTTGCGCCATCGTGCTAGCGTTCGGATCGGATACCGGAATGATGTCTACCTTGTCGTAGTCTTCCTTCTTGGCGGTGGGTTTAGCGTCGAAGTTCGGCTCGTACTCGTATGAGGGCGCCGTATAGTCTCTGACCAGCGCCGCGATAAGCTTGAACTCCTGCTCCATAGCCGTATGAACCCTAGCCTGTACCGCCGACATGACTTTAAGAGTTCGCTCTAGGATTGCTAGGGTGGTTCCGACTGGCGCTTCGCCGTTCATGTTGTCCATTTTGACATCAGCAACGGCTGCTAGCCTGCGGCCTTCTTCTACTACGTTCTGTAGCAGCGTGAATAGCGTCTGGCTAGGCTCCTTGTAGGGAAGGGGCAGGATATTATCCTTAATGTTGGAACTTGGAACATCAACATCTCTCCACTCGCCGGGCATGATGGGTGTGTCATCGCCTTTGATTCGGAGACCCCTAGACTTTAGGCCACCCGGAAGATTACTCAGGGTGCCTGCATCAATCAACTGACGCACAATAGACGTTGCGCTCTTCGCAAACCCACCGATCAGATGGATCAGACCATACCCGTATGCGCCGAAGCCCGGTATGTAGGTGTACTGCACGAAGTGCTGTTTAGGCTGTTTTAACTCGTCGTGTTCATCCCAATTACGACGGATCGAAAGAATTTCCTGTGATCCCTTCTCAATAGTAACAATGTACGGTAGAGCAATGCCTGTGGGTTCACCAGTCTCTTCGTCTAGGTCTTCATACCCCTCAAGATCAAGCTCAATTTGCATCTCCAGCAGCTTGTAGCGACTGTCATATGTCGCCTTGTATCCATCTGCTTCGTCCTTACGCTCCTGTACATCGTCAAGGTCTTTTGTAGGCTCACTGAGGTCTACATCCCGATAAAAGCCCGCGTATTGCAGCTTTTTAATGTCATTTTTGGTCTTTCGCATGACATGCGTGACCCTTTCTGCGGTACGCGCATCCGACGCCCCGTAGGGGATTACGAGGTCTTCAGCAGGGACATACATCGAAACTTGCCGATTCAACGACGGATCAAAGTAAACTTTCTTGAACGCGGCGCCTGCCAGTGCCAGCCCCCACAGCATTTTCTCGTGTTCCGGTCTGAACTCCTGCATCTTCTCGGTCAACTGGTAGTTCATATCCTCAACCACACGGGCTGCGGCTTCCTGAGTCTCCTTGTCGTCCTTCCCGATGATCTTGGCCTTGACTGGCCCCTGTGCCGGGAAAGTTTCTGAAATCATCTCACTCTGGAACCGGATAGCTGCTTCCGTCAGCATCGGGTGGTATACACCACAGGCGCCGTTCCACGGTTCAGTACGCTCCTCAATCCTTAACCCTAGCAGGTCAAGCCCATCAATATAGGTCTCTTCCCATTCTCTACGAGAATTCTTGTCATTATCGAAGTCATCCAGCAGATCAGAAACCAATGACGCTAGTGCAGACTCATCCATGTACTCAGCCAAGTTAGCGTCAAAGCCGGGTTCCTGTTCGATCTCTACGTCAACTTCTTCTTCAAGTGCGCCGTCTTCCGGGCCTATGATAATCTCAATAGGCTCGTCTTGATCTTCGGTCTCGAAAGGGCTTTGCGCGAACAAAGCTTTATCTATGCTGGATGGTGTTGCCATTTAGGTTCCTATCGTAGGGTTTCTAGCAGTTTCTCAATGTAGTGCAGAGCCTTCTCATAATCCTGCCTCGCCGGATTATGCATCTTAGACCCTGCTCGCATAAGGTATTTTATAGCATTTCCCCTGTAAAATCCGATAGCTTCTGCATGAGGCAACGTATCTATCACATCCCATGGCTGAATGGTCTTGACCTTGTAGTGGTCGCCTGCAACCTGTTTGGTGTTCGCCGTTGCGGGTTTAGCGGCGGCGTTGTATAGCTTGTCTACATCTCGCAGTCTTTCTGCGGCGGCGTTGCGTACCACCTTTGCATGTTCTTGGTCGGGGGATTTTGCTTCATCTCTCTCTTTGAAGATCGCTTCAAATTCTTCTAAGGTCATGCGTTGTTTCCTCATTAGTAGTAACTCGCCTTTTTTGCTCTGAACATCCAATCTTCGCTATCGTAATCCTTGTCTTTCGCCGTACCTATGAACCCGCCGGAACGGAATCTGGCTAGCGCCAAGCTGGTCGCATCCACAAAGTCGTCGTGTTTGCCCGCAGGGAACGACGCTACCTCATCAATCAACTCTTCCGCCCAACGAGTCTGAGGCGCCCACACTTTGCCAGAGGAAAATATGTCCGAAATTGCGTTGAGCCGTGTAATCTTGTCGTTGCCCTTGCTAGGTGTGAACTCCTGAGCCGGTATTCCCATTCGCCGTAACTCGTAGATCAGGGGCGCGCCGCTAGCTTTCTTTTCGATAATAACGCTATCTGGCTCCCATTCCTCGTACAATTCGAGCGTCTTTGCCTTCAGTTCTGGAAACTCCAACCGCCCCCGCCAAGCCTCCAAAAGTATCAAATTTGGCTGCATATCGTCTTCAGGGTTCTCCCAAACTCCGAAAATAACCGCAGCGCTGTAGTCGGCAGAGGTCTTCTTTTCGAACGCGGTATCCATCGACATAATGATGAAATCTACCTTGGGCGGGTCTTTCTTCTCCCACTCCATCCACCACTCACGCTTGATGATAGCGTTGGCTTCTGAGGTCGGCTGCTGCTGGTACTGTGCCATCCACTTCCCGTTGGGAAGTTCCTTCCGTATAGCATCAAGCTCTTCATAGCTCCAGAACTCAGGCCAGAGCGGTTTATCCGAAGGGAGAATAGCCGGAAACTCAACCACTTCCCACTTATCGCCACCGCGAGAGATCGACGCATCCAGCACCTGCCCCGTGAGATCACGGAGGCTCCATCGCGTCATTACGATAACAATCGCTCCACCCGGTTGAAGGCGCTGACGAGGGCCAGATGTATACCATTCAAACACCTTGTCATAAATCTCAGGGTTGAACTGGGCAAGAACCGCCTCGCCTTCAGAATGAGGATCATCAATGATAAGCAGGTCTGCACCTCTACCAGTAACAGTACCACCCACACCCGACGCAAAGTATTCACCATTCGCGTTCGTATTCCACCGCCCCGCCGCTTTTGAGTCTGTTCGGAGTTCAACATCGGGGAAAATCCTCTTGTACGAGTCGCTATCCACCAAGTTACGCACCTTACGACCAAAGCCTTCTGCTAGCTCTGCGGTGTTTGAAATCTGCATCACCTTCTTTTTGGGGAATTTACCCAGAATCCATGAGGGCAATAAGTAAGATGCGAACTCTGATTTGGTATGACGAGGGCCGAGATTGATAATGACCCGCTTCTTCTCGCCACGGGCTACGGCCTCAAAAATCTTGGCGATTCTTCTGTGGTGGGCGCCTGAAATGAAATCAGGCCATACCGCGTTCACATATTCTAGGAAATCATCCTGTGCTTTCGCACGTACTTTGCGAGTATGTAGTTCCTCAATTACCTCCAAAATACGGGCTTTTTCCTGTGCAGGAGCGGCTTTTAGCAGTGCTTCGAGCGTATGAACATCCATCAGTTAATAGGCTTCCCGACGTAGCGTTCTACTGCCTCGCGTAGCGCGTTCTCCAGCTCTTCAGTGCTTTTATGCACGATGCTGATCTCTTGGCGCTCCACCATCAGCCCTACTATGCTGGTTTTAGCAAGGGAGTCCAAGGCGGGTTTGGAAACTTTCGGATCGGGGTCAAGCGTAAGCTCGAAGTATTTTGCCATGACATAGTTCTGCCATGTCTCTTTTGAACCGGGCAGTGTGAAATTGAACTGCTCTAGTTGTTTCTTTAGCGCTCGCTCTGCTGGCAGAGAGGGAGGGGGTAGTACGGGCGGAAGGGGTTCGCCTTTTTGAAATGATGGACGAGCAAATATAGCCGCCATATCACCTAGTGGAAAGTCCACTATGACCGGAAATTCGACCACTAAAGAATCAATGTCTTCGTTCATATACGCAGGTTTGAGAACCAGATCACGCAAGGCTACCAATGTACGCAACTCGTGTCAAATTTTTATAGATATACCGGGGTGTGGGAGGTAAGAAAAAAGTGACGGGGGGTGTTTCTGCGCGCGGGGTTTGCTAGTTAGTGTATTTATGGGACGTAAAAATTTTGGAATCATCTTGGAATTTTGGGATTGGCGATCATCAATCATCTTGGAATTTTGGGATTGTTTGCGTGGATTTGTGTATTACGCGAGCGGGCGGGACTCCTAATGCCAGCGGGGGGCTGCCGCCCCGGTGGGGTCTCGACACCAGTTCCCTGCCGCCACGGTTTCGACGCAACACGGCCTATTGACAAAAGCGTAAAAGTTTACCATCGCGCGACCACATTATGTCGATCAACCCAAAAGTCATACGGTATGACTCGCAAATAGTGCTTTACATTTTTGTTAAGAGGCGTATAGTTCACCCCATGGAAGGCAACACGCCGACCATCCGAAGTCCTAGCGGTTTCTAGGGCTCTTTTACAAAGTGGAGTGAGATATGAGCAAGCCTAAACTCAAAGCGGTCGTTACGACCGCACGGGAACCCTTCAATCTGGCCGCGTGTTGCGCGGCCATCGCTGAAGGAATCGTGGCCTTACAGGGCCACGACGCGACCAAGGCGAGTGTTAACAAGGCACTCGCAGATGCGTACCAATCCAAAGTTCCATGGCGGGAACTTTCTGGTGGCATCAAGGAAGGGCTTGCCCTTCGGGGCTTGTCGGAAGGTTCCTATAAGAACCTTCTTACCACGATCAAGTGGTGTTATAGCGAAGCGGTACGCTTCGACCAGCATCATATCGCAAGGGCGAAAGCCCTTGCTGAGAAAGGACTCGCCCTTGACCTAATGACGGGAAATGCCAAAACCGTCAAAGCTAAAGCCGACAAGGCAAAGAAAAAGAAAGCCAAGACGGAAGGAACCGTCAATCATTGCGGGCATGGAATGCTCGCGGCAATGGAACAGGAAGGGTTTGTATCCTTCCTTGATGCGCTGATTGAGCGCATCTTGAATGGGGACGTCGATGAAGGAAGTATCGACGACATGAAGCTTGACCTAGTGCGCGACGCGCTACGGTCTTGCGGGTTTGCCGTCATGAAGGATGGCGAACTAGTGGCCTCAGTAATCACTGAGGCTGACAACGAAGGTGAATAGAATTATTCTAGTCATCATCATCATCGTGGCCCTGCTAAAGTCTATCAAGGTAGGGTCAATCTAAGCCAAAGGGGCGGCAATGCCGCCCCACCTAACCGGAGAGAATCATGAGAAACAAGTCATTCCTAAAAAAACCCGCTGATATGCGGGATATATTATTCACCTTAATAATGCAAGTGGTAGTCGTAGGGTTGATGCTCTACGACATAATAGGCGGATTCTAGTTTTAGGGAGTATCTTCGGATACTCCCTTTTTTGTGCCAAGAGATTAGTTCTTCGATGTGAGGACGCCGAGTGGACGCCAAAAGTCATACCGTATGACTTTTGGCCTAGCATACGGACGCTTCGCGCGTTGCTCGCCTCACTCGCCCACATACTCCCGCCCAATACCCACCCAATACCCTGCTAATACCTTGATATACTCGACATACTTATACGCCCATGAGACCCGTTCTAAGGTCGCAGAGAGGACGCAGTGGTAAATGTGGGGGAGAGTCTTGGATGGGGATGGGGCGTAGCAGTATCTGTGA